CAATCAGAGACACCCACCGGGCGACCATCAATGACCTGGCGACCCAGCGCGGGGCCATCAAAGCGAAGTTGGAAAGCATCGCGGAAGCCGAAGCACAGACGGCAGAACTGCGGAAGGACGTCGCAGCGACGGCGAAGGTGCTGGACGACTACACAACACTGGCCGCCGCCTTTGGGCTCGACGGCATCCAGTACATGATTATTCGTGGTGTCGTCCCCGAAATTATGCACCGCAGCAACGACATCCTCGCAGCCATGACCGGCGGCCGTATGGCCGTAGACATCCGCACGGAGAAGGAGCAGCGAAGCACGAAACAGATCGTGAACAGCTTGGAGGTCTGGATTTCCAGTATCGCCGGAACGAACCGTCCGTATCTCTCTCACAGCGGCGGCGAGAAGGTGAAAATCGCTCTTGCGGTCACGCTGGGCCTCGCGGACGTAAAAGCCCGCCGCGCCGGCGTCCAGCTTGGAATGCTGTTTATCGACGAACCGCCCTTCCTTGATGCGGATGGTACAGAGGCCTACGCCGATGCGCTCACCAACATGGCCGCCAGAAACCCCGGGATGCGTATTCTGGCAATCAGCCACGACCCGACCATGAAGGCGAGATTTTCCCAGAATATCACTGTTACCGCCGGAGAGAACGGTTCTGCGGTGAGCATGGAATAAGCCGAAGCACCGGCACCAGCGTAAGGAAGGAGGTGCCGCCGATTGAATTATCTCTTGGAGATTAACGCCTTCGAGCGAAGGATGCGGGGGCACCCCCTTCCTACGACGGCGCAGCTCCTATGGTATAAGCTGATGCAATTCGCAAACCGTTTGTACTGGCCGGAATGGTTCTCCATCGACAATGAGCGTCTTGCTTCCCTACTGAATGGCTCAGTAGGGACAGCAAGAACGGCCCGCGATCAACTCATAGAGGGCGGTTACCTTTGTTTTGAACGCGGCGTGAAGTGCAAGCCGAACCGCTACAAGCTCATTCCCGTCACCACGATTGAGGCCCAGGAGGCCGGACAGCGAAACATATACAATATCCCACTGGCCGAGGGCATCGAAGAATACTCCGAAGACGTGCAAGAGCTTACCCGCTATTTTGGCTGGACGGACGCCGTAGGCGCCGAGCTCAAGAAGATCACCGGCGAGCTTTTCGGCGCCTATGCACCAGATATGCGGCCGACGCCCAGAGACGAACAGCGGATATTTGAGTACCTACGGGTAAGCACCGGAACCGGCGCCGATGCGACCATCACATTCCCGATAGAACGAAAGCAGCTTCTCGCCTACGCTTTTGAACAGGCCAGCCGCGCCGGCAAAATCAACTGGAATTACATCGACGGCGTTATGAGAAAGCTGCATGAACGCGGAATTACCAATCTGGACGAAGCCTATGACTACGAGGCAAAGCGAGCCGGATGGTGAGAAAGGAGACCTTTTGAAACGAATATTTATGC